GTCTGAGCAGAGCCACGCTTGAATTTCAGGTAATAGCCTGAGGTCATTAATGATTTTCCCCCCCCGCCGCTGGCGGGTTTTTTTATTTTCAGGAGACGAGTATGTCCTCTAATTTTGAGCGTTCGCAACTGACGAAAATTATGATTTCGTCTGCACCGGTAACAGCAGAAACCCTGGATTCTGCCAGCTATCTTGGCCTGAGCTGTACAATCAAAGAGGTGCAGTTTACCGCAGGACAAAAGCAGGATATTGATGTCACCACGCTGTGTTCTGTTGAGCAGGAAAATATTAACGGTCTTGGTGCCGCGTCAGAGATTTCCATGTCAGGCAACTTTTATCTGAATGCTGCCCAGAACGCGTTGCGCAGTGCCTATGACAATGACACCACGTATGGCTTTAAAGTTATTTTTCCGTCAGGCAACGGATTTACCTTTATGGCAGAGGTGCGTCAGCATACCTGGTCTGCAGGAACCAATGGTGTTGTGGCTGCAACGTTTTCCTTGCGCCTGAAAGGTAAACCTGTGCTGACGACAGAGCCGCTGAAAGTGAAGGCCGATTTAAAAAGCACGCTGCGGGTTGCTTCCGGAGCGAAACTTGAAATGGCGGTTGAGGCTGCGGGTGGTGTGCCGCCTTATTCTTATGTCTGGAAGAAAGGTGGTTCTCCTGTTTCCGGACAGACGGCGGCAACGTTCAGTAAGGCATCGGCAGTATCCGGTGATGCGGGTGCATATACCTGCGAGATTTCTGATTCAGCAAGCCCGGTTAACAAAGTGACCTCCACTTCCTGCACTGTAACCGTCAGTTAATGAGGATGGATGTGATGACTAAAAATATCCGTAATCTGGCACTGGCAACGATGTCGGGGTTTCGCCATAAAACCGTTGATGTGCCTGAATGGGAGGGAGCAACGGTTGTGTTACGGGAACCTTCTGCAGAAGCCTGGTTGCGCTGGCAGGAGATCGTTAAAGCAAAAGATGATGAGACACCGTTATCCGTTGCGGAGCGCGCCCGCCGAAATCTGGAGGCAGATGTTGAACTGTTCATTGATGTTCTGTGTGATACCGGACTGCAACCCGTATTTTCAGAGGATGATCGTGAACAGGTGATTGCCGTGTATGGCCCGGTGCATGCGCGGCTTCTTCGGCAGTCTCTGGAACTGATCAGTGATGCCGGCGAGGTTAAAAAAAAGTAGCGCTTCCGGGGATGCGTTTTCTGATGATGCTGGCGCTCAGGATGGGGCGCACATTGTCAGAGTTACGCCGGGAAATGTCCGCATCAGAAATCATGATGTGGGCAGAATTTGACAGGTTCAGCCCGCTGGGGGACGAACGGGCTGATATCCGGGCTGCCCAGATTGTTTCAGCTGTTTACGGTGCGCAGGGGGTCAAAGTGCCACTGAATGATGCGCTTCTTCAGTGGGAGAAGGAGCAGACAGAAGGCGTATCAGATCCATTTGCCGGACTGGAAAACGCGCTTTTAATAGTGTCTCAGTGAGTCAACATAACCGCTTCGGCGGTTTTTTTTCGTCCGGAGAATGAGTGTGGCGACATTACGTGAACTGATTATTAAAATCTCGGCAAATTCCCGGTCATTCCAGTCAGAGATCTCCCGGGCTTCGCGTATGGGGCAGGATTACTACCGTACCATGCAGAACGGAGGCCGGCAGTCCGCTGCTGCATCCCGTGAAATGCGGCGTGCACTGGCAGAAGTGACGGATCAGATAAATACAGCTAAATCTTCGGCACTGAATATGGCGGGGGCATTTGCCGGGGCTTTTGCTACCGGTCATCTTATTTCTTTCGCCGATGAGTGGAATTCAGTAAATGCCCGTCTGAAGCAGGCCTCACAGTCCAGTGATGATTTTCAGGCATCACAGCGTGAATTAATGGCGATCAGCCAGAGAACGGGGACGGCGTTTTCTGATAACGCCAGCCTTTTTGCCCGTTCTGCAGCTTCCATGCGGGAGTATGGTTACAGTTCTGAGGAGGTACTGAAAGTCACCGAGGCGATCTCCACGGGCCTGAAATTATCCGGTGCCAGTACAGCAGAAGCCAGTTCGGTGATCACGCAGTTCAGTCAGGCACTGGCGCAGGGAGTGCTGCGCGGTGAAGAGTTTAACTCGGTGAATGAGAACGGCGATCGTGTTATTCGTGCGCTGGCTGCGGGAGTGGGGGTTGCCCGTAAGGATCTGAAGGCCATGGCGGATAACGGAAAGTTGACCGCCGATAAGGTTGTTCCTGCACTGATTAGTCAGCTTGGGGCATTACGTGATGAATATGCGGCAATGCCTGATACGGTTTCATCCTCTGCAACCAAAGTTGAAAACGCCTTTATGGCCTGGGTTGGTGGTGCGAACGAGGCAAGCGGAGTGACGAAGACGCTCTCCGGTGTGCTGAATGGTATTGCAGGCAATATTGACACTGTGGCAACCGCTGCCGGTGCTCTGGTTGCCGTCGGGGTAGCCCGATATTTTGGCAATATGGCGTCTTCTGCTGGATCTGCAACTGCCGGATTAATTACTGCAGCCAGAAACGAAGTGGCTCTTGCGGAAGCGCAGCTCCGGGGGACACAGATAGCAACAGCCAGGGCGCGTGCGGCGGTTTATCGTGCGCAACAGGCGGTTGTTGCTGCTCGCGGTACCGAAAGGCAGGCAGCCGCAGAAGCGAAACTGGCTGCTGCCCAGGCATCACTTACCCGTAATATTGCGGCCAGAACAGCAGCACAGACAACGCTGAATACTGTCACGTCAGTGGGAAGTCGTCTGTTAAGTGGAGCACTGGGACTGGTTGGTGGGGTGCCGGGGCTTGTCATGCTGGGGGCCGCGGCCTGGTACACGATGTATCAGAATCAGGAGCAGGCCAGAGAATCTGCACGCCAGTATGCCGCAAAAATCGACGAAATTCGCCAGAAAACGTCGGCAATGTCGCTTCCTGAAGCGTCAGATAATGAGGAAAAGACGCGGCAGGCACTTGATGAGCAAAACAGGTTAATTGACGAGCAGAAAAGTAAGATTAAATCCTTACAGGAAAAAATTGCTGGCTATCAGTATGTGCTGGCAAACCCGGGCTGGACAACCGATAACGGTTTTATGATTAACCACATGACGTCGGTAAAAACAGTCACAGAAGGGCTTGCAGAAGCAACAAATCAACTGGCAGTTGAACAGTCCCGTCTCACACAAATGCAGGGCAAAGCGCAATCCATTCAGGATGTGCTTGCCGGGCTGGAGGAGCGGCGGGTTGCGTTGATCCGTCAACAGGCGGCGGAACAAAACAAAGCGTATCAGTCCCTGTTGATCATGAATGGGCAGCATACCGAGTTTAATCGCCTTCTTGGGCTTGGTAATGAATTACTTCAGCAGCGACAGGGGCTGGTGAATGTACCGTTACGGCTACCACAGGCAACCCTGGATGATAAACAGCAGACCGCACTGAATAACAGCAAGCGCGAACTGGCTCTGTCCCGCCTTAAGGGGGAAGCGCGTGAGCGTGCCCGACTGGGCTATGCTGCGGATGATCTCGGCTTTGTGGGAGAGGCGTATCAGACAGCCAGACAGAATTATATCAATAACTCACTGGATGCCTGGCGAAATAACCAGGCAAATAAACCCAAAGCGCATAAAAAGACCGAAGCGGAAAAAACAGAAGATATTTATAAACGGCTGATTAAACAGCAAAAAGAACAGATAGCACTGGCAGGGCAGAATACTGAACTGGCTAAGATGAAATATCAGGTCAGTCAGGGCGAATTATCAACCCTGTCAGAAGCGCAGAAAAAAACGCTTTTGCAGAATGCAGCACTCATCGACCAGAAAAAGATTCGTGAGCAGCTTGCTGCGTATGAAAGCAGCCTGGCGGACAGTAATGCCAGTACCCGGGCGTCTAACGACGCGCAGTTACTGGGATATGGTGAAGGCTCACGGATGCGTGAACGACTCCAGGAAATGTGGAGTATCCGGCATGAGTTTGAGCAGAAAAATAACGAGCTGCTGAGACAGTATCAGGCCGGAGAAATTGAAGAAGCCCTGTGGAAACAGGAGAAAGAACTGAATAAAAAATATCTGGAAGAGCGTCTCAGCGATCAGCAGGATTATTATGCAAAGGCCGATGCTTTACGTAATAACTGGAATGCAGGACTCCAGGAGGGGCTGACCAACTGGGCAGACAGTGCCACCGATTATGCTTCGCAGGCGGCAGATGCTGTCGTTTCCACTATGGACGGGCTGGTATCAAATATTTCCGATGCGCTGGCCGGAAATGTTGTGGACTGGAGAAACTGGGGGAGTTCAATTCTCCAGGAAGTTTCAAAAATTCTGATGAATGCGGCCATTGTTAACGGACTGAAGTCACTCTCCGGTGCCGGAGGGTGGCTTGGTACGGTCGGCGGATGGATTTCGGGGGCGGTGGCAAACGCAAAAGGTGGTGTTTACACATCGGCAAATCTGAGTGCTTACAGTAACACTATTGTGGATACACCGACGTATTTTGCTTTTGCGAAAGGTGCCGGGCTGATGGGCGAGGCCGGGCCTGAAGCTATCATGCCACTGACACGGGCAGCGGACGGCTCTCTTGGGGTCAGAGCCATTGGCAATGTGAATAGTGGCGGGGGGGTTGTTTATTCTCCCGTGTATCACATCAGCATTCAGAATCAAGGGAGCAATGGCGAGATAGATGCGCGCTCAGCCAGGGGACTGGTGGATCTGATCGACAGCAGGGTTGTGTCAATTATGCAGTCATCGCGTCGGGATGGAGGATTGTACAGTGCCTGAGCCTGAAGTTTTTAACTGGATCCCCCGTGAGGGGATGGAGACGACACGAAAGCCATCAGTTATTACGGTAAAGTTTGGTGACGGATATGAACAGAGACGGGCTGGTGGTCTGAATGCGGATCTGAAAACGTTTAAACCGGTATTTCGTGTCACAGATGAATATTCCCGTGCCGCGCTGGACAGTTTTTTATCCCGTCATGCCGGGATTCGTGCTTTTTTGTGGCGTCCGCCAAAACACAACAGGACTGTCCGGGTTGTCTGCAGGGAGTGGAGCATTTCGGATAATGCCATGTATACCGATTTTAACTGTACCTTTGAAGAGGTCACTCACTGATGCAGGATATACAGCAGGAAACACTCAATGAGTGCACTAAAACGGAGCAATCCGCGCTGATCGTGCTCTGGGAAATTGATCTGACAGAGGTCGGCGGAGATCGTTATTTCTTCTGTAATGAGCAGAACGAAAAAGGTGAACCGGTCACCTGGCAGGGGCGGCAGTATCAGGCATACCCCATTCAGGGGACGGGATTTGAACTGAACGGTAAGGGCAGTGCTGCCCGTCCGACACTGACGGTCTCTAACCTGCACGGCATGGTCACCGGGATGGCGGAAGACCTGCAGAGTCTGGTCGGCGGAACGGTGGTCAGGCGTAAGGTTTACGCCCGTTTTCTGGATGCGGTGAACTTCGTCAACGGAAACAGTGACGCCGACCCGGAGCAGGAGGTGATCAGCCGCTGGCGCATCGAGCAGTGCAGCGAACTGAGTGCGGTCAGTGCTTCTTTTGTACTGTCCACGCCGACGGAAACGGATGGTGCGGTTTTTCCGGGGCGCATCATGCTGGCCAACACCTGTACCTGGACCTATCGCGGTGATGAGTGCGGTTATAGCGGTCCGGCTGTCGCGGATGAATATGACCAGCCGACGTCCGATATCACGAAAGATAAATGCAGCAAATGCCTGAGTGGCTGTAAGTTTCGCAATAACGTCGGCAACTTTGGCGGCTACCTTTCCATCAACAAACTTTCGCAGTAAATCCCATGACAGAGACAGAATCAGCGATTCTGGCGCACGCCCGGCGATGTGCGCCAGCGGAGTCGTGCGGCTTCGTGGTGAGAACGCCGGAGGGGGAAAGATATTTCCCCTGCGTGAATATCTCCGGTGAGCCGGAAGATTATTTCCGGATGTCGCCGGAGGACTGGCTGCAGGCCAAAATGCAGGGTGAGATTGTGGCGCTGGTCCACAGTCACCCCGGTGGTCTGCCCTGGCTGAGTGAGGCTGACAGGCGGCTGCAGGTGCAGAGTGATTTGCCGTGGTGGCTGGTCTGCCGGGGGGCGATTCATAAGTTCCGCTGTGTGCCGCATCTTACCGGGCGGCGCTTTGAGCACGGGGTGACGGACTGTTACACGCTGTTCCGGGATGCTTATCATCTGGCGGGGATTGAGATGCCGGATTTTCATCGTGAGGATGACTGGTGGCGTCACGGTCAGAATCTCTATCTGGATAATCTGGAGGCCACAGGGCTGTATCAGGTGCCGTTGTCATCAGCACAACCGGGCGATGTGCTGCTGTGCTGCTTTGGTTCATCGGTGCCGAATCATGCCGCCATTTACTGCGGCGACGGCGAGCTGCTGCACCATATTCCTGAACAACTGAGCAAACGAGAGAGGTATACCGACAAATGGCAGCGACGCACACACTCCCTCTGGCGTCACCGGGCATGGCACGCATCTGCCTTTACGGGGATTTGCAACGATTTGGCCACCGCATCGACCTTCGTGTGAAAACGGGAGCCGAAGCTATCCGGGCGCTGGCCACGCAGCTCCCGGCGTTTCGTCAGAAACTGAATGAGGGCTGGTATCAGGTGCGCATTGCCGGGCGTGATGCAGGCGAAAACGAATTATCTGCCCGTCTTAATGAGCCGCTGGCAAATGGTGCCGTGATCCACATCGTGCCGCGTCTGGCGGGAGCTAAAAGTGGCGGTGTGTTTCAGGTGGTGCTGGGGGCGGCGCTGATTGCGGTGGCATGGTGGAACCCTGTGGGCTGGCTGGGTGCCGCGGCTGTATCGGGCATGTATGCGGCAGGGGCCAGTATGATCCTGGGTGGTGTGGCCCAGATGCTGGCACCGAAAGCCCGGACGCCCACAGCGACCAGCACGGATAACGGTAAGCAGAACACCTATTTCTCATCACTGGATAACATGGTTGCCCAGGGCAATGTTCTGCCTGTTCTGTACGGTGAAATGCGCGTGGGGTCTCGTGTGGTTTCTCAGGAGATCAGCACGGCAGATGAAGGGGACGGTGGTCAGGTTGTGGTGATTGGCCGCTGATGCAAAATATTTCATGTGAAACCGCCTCCGGGCGGTTTTGTCGTTTATGGAGCATGACGAATGGGCAAAGGAAGCAGTAAGGGGCATACCCCGCGCGAAGCGAAGGACAACCTGAAATCCACGCAATTACTGAGTGTGATCGATGCCATCAGCGAAGGGCCGATTGAAGGTCCGGTGGATGGATTAAAAAGCGTGCTGCTGAACAGTACACCGGTGCTGGACAGTGAGGGGAATACCAACATCTCCGGTGTTACGGTGGTGTTCCGGGCAGGTGAGCAGGAGCAGACACCGCCGGAGGGATTTGAATCCTCCGGTTCCGAGACGGTGCTGGGTACGGAAGTGAAATACGACACGCCGATCACCCGCACCATCACGTCGGCAAACATCGACCGTCTGCGCTTTACCTTCGGTGTGCAGGCACTGGTGGAAACCACCTCAAAGGGGGACAGGAATCCATCGGAAGTCCGCCTGCTGGTTCAGATACAACGTAACGGTGGCTGGGTGACGGAAAAAGACATCACCATTAAGGGTAAAACCACCTCACAGTATCTGGCCTCAGTGGTGGTGGATAACCTGCCGCCGCGCCCGTTTAATATCCGGATGCGCAGGATGACGCCGGACAGCACCACAGACCAGCTGCTGAACAAAACGCTCTGGTCGTCATACACCGAAATCATCGATGTGAAACAGTGCTACCCGAACACGGCACTGGTCGGCGTACAGGTGGACTCGGAGCAGTTCGGCAGCCAGCAGGTGAGTCGTAATTATCATCTTCGCGGGCGCATTCTGCAGGTGCCGTCGAACTATAACCCGCAGACGCGGCAATACAGCGGTATCTGGGACGGAACGTTAAAACCGGCATACAGCAACAACATGGCCTGGTGTCTGTGGGATATGCTGACCCATCCGCGCTACGGCATGGGAAAACGTCTTGGTGCGGCAGATGTGGATAAATGGGCGCTGTATGTCATCGGCCAGTACTGCGACCAGTCGGTGCCGGACGGCTTTGGCGGCACGGAGCCGCGCATTACCTGTAATGCGTACCTGACCACACAGCGCAAGGCGTGGGATGTGCTCAGTGATTTCTGCTCGGCGATGCGCTGTATGCCGGTATGGAACGGGCAGACGCTGACGTTCGTGCAGGACCGGCCGTCGGATAATGTGTGGACCTATAACCGCAGTAATGTGGTGATGCCGGATGATGGCGCGCCGTTCCGCTACAGTTTCAGCGCCCTGAAGGACCGCCATAATGCCGTTGAGGTGAACTGGACTGACCCGGATAACGGCTGGGAAACGGCAACAGAGCTTGTGGAGGACACGCAGGCCATTGCCCGTTATGGTCGTAATGTCACGAAGATGGATGCCTTTGGCTGTACCAGCCGGGGGCAGGCACACCGCGCCGGGCTGTGGCTGATTAAAACGGAGCTGCTGGAAACGCAGACCGTGGACTTCAGCGTGGGCGCAGAAGGGCTTCGCCATGTACCGGGCGATGTTATTGAAATCTGCGATGATGACTATGCCGGTATCAGCACCGGTGGTCGTGTGCTGGCGGTGAGCAGCCAGACCCGGACGCTGACGCTCGACCGTGAAATCACGCTGCCATCCTCCGGCACCACGCTGATAAGCCTGGTTGACGGAAGTGGCAATCCGGTCAGCGTGCAGGTCCAGTCCGTCACCGACGGCGTGAAGGTGAAAGTGAGCCGGGTTCCTGACGGCGTTGCAGAATACAGCGTGTGGGGGCTGAAGTTGCCGACGTTGCGCCAGCGCCTGTTCCGCTGTGTGAGTATCCGTGAGAACGACGACGGCACGTATGCCATCACCGCCGTGCAGCATGTACCGGAAAAAGAAGCCATCGTGGATAACGGGGCGCACTTTGACGGCGACCAGAGCGGCACGGTGAATGGTGTCACGCCGCCAGCGGTGCAGCACCTGGCCGCAGAAGTCACTGCAGACAGCGGGGAATATCAGGTGCTGGCGCGATGGGACACACCGAAGGTGGTGAAGGGCGTGAGCTTCCTGCTCCGTCTGACCGTAACAGCGGACGACGGCAGTGAGCGGCTGGTCAGCACGGCCCGGACGACGGAAACCACATACCGCTTCAGGCAACTGGCGCTGGGGCGTTACACGCTGACGGTCCGGGCGGTAAATGCGTGGGGGCAGCAGGGCGATCCGGCATCGGTATCGTTCCGGATTGCGGCACCGGCAGCGCCTGTCACTATTGAACTGATACCAGGGTATTTTCAGATAACAGCGGTCCCGAAACTGGCTGTATATGACCCGACGGTGCAGTTTGAGTTCTGGTTCTCGGAAAAGCGGATTATCGATATCAGGCAGGTTGAAACCAGCGCGCGTTATCTTGGTACGGCGCTGTACTGGATAGCCGCCAGTAGCAATATTAAGCCGGGTTATGATTATTACTTTTATATCCGCAGCGTGAACACCGTTGGTAAATCGGCATTTGTGGAGGCCGTTGGTCGGGCGAGCGATGATGCGGAAGGTTATCTGAATTTTTATAAAGGGTTGATCAATAAAACGCATCTCGGCAAGGAACTGCTGGAAAACTTTGAGCTGACGGAAGATAACGCCAGCAAACTGGAGGAGTTTTCGAAAGAGTGGAAGGACGCCAACGATAAATGGAATGCCATGTGGGGCGTCAAAATTGAGCAGACCAAAGACGGCAAACATTATGTCGCGGGGCTTGGCCTCAGCATGGAGGATACGGAGGAAGGCAAACTGAGCCAGTTCCTGGTTGCCGCTAACCGTATCGCGTTTATTGACCCGGCAAACGGGAATGAAACGCCGATGTTTGTGGCGCAGGGCAACCAGATATTCATGAACGACGTGTTCCTGAAGCGCCTGACGGCCCCCACCATTACCAGCGGCGGTAATCCTCCGGCATTTTCCCTGACACCGGACGGGCGGCTGACGGCGAAAAATGCCGATATCAGCGGTAACGTGAATGCGAACTCCGGGACGCTCAACAACGTCACGATTAACGAGAACTGCCGGGTTCTGGGAAAACTGTCCGCGAACCAGATTGAAGGCGATCTCGTTAAAACAGTGGGCAAAGCTTTCCCCCGTGACTCCCGGGCACCGGAGCGGTGGCCATCAGGGACCATTACCGTCAGGGTTTATGACGATCAGCCGTTTGACCGGCAAATTGTTATTCCGGCTGTGGCATTCAGTGGCGCTAAGCATGAGAGAGAGCATACTGATATTTACTCCTCATGCCGTCTGATAGTGCGGAAAAACGGTGCTGAAATTTATAACCGTACCGCGCTGGATAATACGCTGATTTACAGTGGCGTTATTGATATGCCTGCCGGTCACGGTCACATGACGCTGGAGTTTTCGGTGTCAGCATGGCTGGTAAATGGCTGGTATCCCACAGCAAGTATCAGCGATTTGCTGGTTGTTGTGATGAAGAAAGCCACTGCAGGCATCACGATTAGCTGAATTTTATAACCCAGATACGGGCACCAGAAATGGTGCCTTTTTTATTGCAGAAAAGCGAGAGGTAATTATGCGTAAATTATGTGCTGTTATTCTATCCGCAGTAGTCTGGCTGGTTGCCGCTGGTACGCCAGCGAGCGCAGCAGAGCATCAGTCCACACTAAGCGCCGGGTATCTTCAGACCCATACTGATATGCCAGGCAGTGATGACCTGAAGGGCATTAACGTGAAATACCGTTATGAATTTACGGACACGCTGGGGCTGGTGACGTCATTCAGTTATGCCAATGCCAAAGATGAGCAAAAAACGCATTACAGCGATACCCGCTGGCATGAAGATTCAGTGCGTAACCGCTGGTTCAGCATGATGGCGGGGCCATCTGTACGCGTGAATGAATGGTTCAGTGCTTATGCGATGGCAGGTGTGGCTTACAGCCGTGTTTCGACGTTCTCCGGGGATTATCTCCGCGTAACTGACAACAAGGGGAAAACGCACGATGTGCTGACCGGAAGTGATGACGATCGCCACAGCAACACGTCTCTGGCGTGGGGAGCTGGCGTGCAGTTTAACCCGACCGAATCCGTGGCCATTGATATTGCTTATGAAGGCTCCGGCAGTGGCGACTGGCGCACTGACGGTTTCATCGTGGGTGTCGGTTATAAGTTCTGATTAGCCAGGTAACACAGTGTTATGACAGCCCGCCGGTTCAGGCGGGCTTTTTTGTGCACAGAAAACCCCCAGCTAGGCTGGGGGTTCCGGAAAGCTTTCAGCTTTAAGCCAGTTA